TGTGTCATCGGTAAAGTGCTGGCAAATAATCTGTGCTTTGATCTGCAAAAGAGTAGTAGCAAAATTCACTACCTCATGTTGCATAGTCTTTAAACGCCCTGAAGCATTGTTTGACTTAATGATCTGTGCGCCAAGGGTTTCATTCGGATCGGTCTGACCACGCTGAATATCAGCAATGCCCATGATCTCGTAAATCTGCCCTTTGACCTGCTCCATAGCCTGATAAGCCATGTTTAAGCCTTGAGCAATTGGGGCAATATCTACAAGGTTAATAGCACCTACAAGTCCACCCTTCTCGCTAAATGCACCGTAGTTCTTAACGGGTAGCAGAGTGTTGTTCTCGCCTTCTGTAAACAAACGCTGTAAGCTAGGCTCAGAAGCGTCATACACGCCCCGAACCTTAAGTGCTTGAATGAAGCCATCAATGCGGTCTGCCAGCGTGTCTAGCTGTCTTGCTTGATCTTGGTACAGTACAAAGTCAGGTACAGGAATTAGGCTGTCTGTCGTAAGGGTAGAGAACATGGGTTTTGGGCAAGGCCAAAAGTTCTCAAGCTGTAACGGATCGTCACGGGTATCAAGAATCTTGCCCATTGACTTAGACAGCCAAATCACTTGACCTGTGGCTTTATCCCAAATCTCATAAATTAGGGCTTCCCGTGCCATTTCACCCATCTTTTCATTAAATGCTTTAGATGTTTCAGGCTTGGTATCAAGCGGAATTTTACCGCCTAGTTCTTCACCAAAACGCTCGACTAAGGCAGGGCGTTCCATATAGACTTTACGCCATACTGCAGTTACTTCTTCCCATGTACGGGCAGTTGTTAATCCAAAGTCACGCCAGTAAACATAGTCAACTGGGGCGCATTCGTACTCGATACGCTCTTGATCTTCACGGTAGATACCGCCTTCAGTTTCTGCTTCATCTGTATCTTCGGTTACTTGGAAACCATCTTCAGGCGCACCTTCTCCCATTCCAGCAGCTTGACCAACGATATGTGGTTCATAACGCACCCATGCTGTACCACGCCCACCGAGTAAACGGTCTTGAACGCATTGCTTCATTGCGCTGGCATAGTCACCATAATGCTCAATTTCGTACTCTAATGCCCGTTCTAGCATCATTGAAGCTACACGACCAATAGGGTCGTTATCACGGAATCTACGGCTTACATCGGGTCTTGGCAGTCTTGCAAATACCGCAGGGGTAATGGTCTGTACATTGCTCCACAGGATATTAAACTTAGCTTGTGGGTTGTTGCGGCTACGGGATTCGTCACGATACCGCTTAACAATCTTATCGGCTCTGCCTTCCCATTCTTTGAATGTACGCTCGTACTGGGCGATGCAGTTGTACCAATCTTCGTATGTATGATCCATGTTAATCCTTAGGTAAAGTTACCTATTGCTATTACTTCAGCACCAGCACCCGTTGTTACTTTCCAAGCACCATTTTTAGAAAAAGTATTTACTTCAATGGAATAAACACCGATTGCAGTATTGGCGGCTACTAATACATGAGATGTAGTGTTATCTAACAGGCTTACAGTAGAAGTAGCTGTAGCGGATACAGTAATAACTAAACGGTGTAAATAATCGCCAGTTGCGCCAGTTGTGCCTAATACTTGGGCTGTTTGTGAAGCTGCTACATGCTCGTAGGGTAATGCAAATGTTGCGGCTGCTGTTGTCATTTAAATTCTCCTGTTGATTACTTTGGGGGTTTCTTTCCACATTTCGTTGAGCGTTACATCCGTTTGCCCAATATGTAGTCCTTTAATCCTTGTATCTTTGAGGATAGGGCTTTCTTCATCCTTCCAAACAAGGCTGAGATAGCGCATAGCGTCACTCGAATGGCTTGTCCAATCGTGTTTTGGGCGATCCCTAAATACTTTCTTATCATCATCCCATTCCCTTTGGTATTGACGCAAACATTCTATTAATTCTTCACACTTATTATCAAACCAAGTGCGAGTTAATGCAAGTCGTGTTGCCTGTATTCCATCCTGAATTGACAGATTTGGTACGATTTTTAGATGTTTTATGTCAATTTTTGCAGAAATCTGCTCGATTATGCTCTTTCCACCGCTTGCTAGTGTTTTTGCCCTAGCGTCATGGGGTAGCCAATGTGTGCCATATTTGTACCCGTACTCATCTTCTTTTTGGGCAAGTAAACCTGTGTAGTAGGATATGGGTTGACCGTTAGATGAATGGTGATCTAGCACCCGTATCTCACCGTATACCGTCTGAAACCAAATGATAGCCGTGGAATCGTTGTACCCCAAATCCCATACGGTATGGCAGGGGAACATAGGGTCATAGTCCACCGTAGTAATACGCTCAAGGTCGGTGATCCTACGCATCTCCTGCCCGTAGAATGCGCCAATGATAGCGGCCTCAAATGAGCATAAGAACTCTTGCTCGTACTGATTAGCTGACATAGACTGTTGTGCGTCTAAGAGTTCAGCTTCAGGCAATAGTCCTGACTTGTCTGCTCTTAGGGTCTTAACATACCAGTTTGGGTTCTTTTGGGCTTCGTTGTAGATGTTATAAAAGGCATTATGACCCTTGGGTGTACCGATAAAGGTAGCCCAACCTTGGCGGTCTGTAAGTAATGGGCGCACAATCTCACCCCACAGCCTTGGCTTCATATCAGCATATTCGTCTAAAACGACACCATCTAGATATAGACCCCGTAAGGCATCAGGATTATCTGCGCCAAACAGTCTAATCTTAGCCCCATTGACCAGTTCTACCCATAACTCAGATTGATTAGCCTTAACAATGGCTGGCTCTGCAAACTTGAGTAAGTAATCCCATGCAATGTTTTTAGCTTGGGCGTAGTACGGGGCTATATAGGCGTAACGAGCGTTCTCTTTCTTTTCCATGACTGCCCTACGGATCGTATCCGCAATGGTCGCTACGGTCTTACCTGCCCGCCTATGACAGACTAGGACTGCCCAGCGTTGTTCACGCCTATGAAAGTCTAAGAAAGCATCCCTTGACTTATAGGGATACTCGTATTTTTTGACTACCTCAATCAAGGAACTTGTGTTCGTGGATTACTTTAACGGGCTGGTCTGCATCACCTGTGTGTTCTGTCCTAGCCAGCTTTGGTACATGGTACTCAGCGACTTGCATAAAGCAATCAAAGGCTACCTTTGGCCCTAGCTTCTCGTTCATAGCGATCTCGTCAAGCCATTCTTGTAACTTATGGCTGTTACCATCCACGAACTTAGCGATAGCCTCTCTAGCGAGGGCTGTTGACTTGTTAGGGCTACCAGCAGGTCTACCTGCTCCCTTAATATTCTTTAATTGTTTATTCTCCATACCTTATCCAAGTAGTTGATTAAGATAGGTTAATTGTATCGTTATTTAATGCGTTTAACAACCTGTGGTTCAAAGCTAATAATACCTTGAGGTGTAATGATGCCTTCATATCCTGCTTGATTGCTTATACGCTCTAATGCGTTTGTAGCGGCATTTTGATCGACTATGCCTTGATACTGGTTGTAATTGCGGGATAGCTGATTAAGTCTGTCGGGATCAGCGGCCACATCGTATAGGTTTGTCATGTCTGCGCTATATTGGTTTGGTCCTAATCCTACTTCCCGTGTATTAGGATTACTGTAAAAATAGGTTCTATTGCGTAATGCGTCTGCCATTTTCAGTCTTGTATCCTCTGCGCCTTTAATGCCTGTACCGTATTTTGTGGGGTCGGTACGGGTTAGGTCTGTTAGATTGCTAAAATGATACCCTGTAGCAGCCGTTGGGTTATTAGGCGTAATGTACGGTTTAAGGTAATCAGGTACTCCACCAGCGTAATTCACATCTATCATTTCAGGTGGTAAAAGGAATGCTTTTTGCTGGGCATATTGGGTTTGTGCGCCCAATTCAGCAAGTTTGGCATCTACGGCCGATGTATCTTGACCTGTTCGAGCTAAACGCTCCTGTTGTAACTTTAATGGAATCATTTGCGCTTGTAGGTCAGCATTGATGCCTGAGTAGTTTACAAAACTGTTTTGCCCCCGTGTTTCAGTAGCGGCCGCCATTTTAGCTAATGGACTGTAAAGCTGGCTATGAGAACCAAACGCTAATTCTTCACCTTTAGGACCAAAACTTGCTCCAGTAGGCCCATGCCCGTAGTAATCATGTACTGCACGGAATACTTGATTTTCATTTAAACCTGTATATGGGTCAATTTTATTAAGTAATTCGTGAGGACTGCCACCAGCGTAGGTATACATATGCTTGTTTATTAAAGCATCTTCTAACATTTGGGGCGATCCAGCATAATTCAAATTGCCTTTATGGTATGACAGGTTCATGCCTTGATTCATCATACGATCTAATTGCTGAGCGTTTTCTTTTGCTAATTGTTCATAGCTGGCTGGTATTAGTTCGTTGTAATTTGTAGCACCTGATTTGCGGATAGCTTCAGGGTAATTGCGTAAATATTGAGCAAACATTTTGGCTTGCAATGTTGGCTCTATACCCTTAACCATTTCTTCGTAGGTCTTAGCTATGGGAAATTGTTTCTGTAACGATGAGGGCGGCATAGCCCTTACCGCTTCCAAATTAAAATTAGGGTTTATTTGTCGTGCAGAAAGTACCGCTGGGTTTACTTCAGGATTTGCAAGGATTTTATCTAACGATGAGGTAATATCTCGTCTGAGATTGGGTATTTCAAGGTTTCCTTGTACTGCTCTAAGGTCATTGGCTGTAAGCCGTGACGGATCAAGGTCTGATTTATGTAATCCAACCCTTCTAATATCTCCTGTGTCGAAAAATCCTTTTCCAACATTTTTATCCTTTGACGCTTTTGGCGTTTTATTAATTGCGGCTATGGGTAATAGCGATGCGGCAATACCAATCGGTTCTCCCGATTCGTAACCCTCACTATACATTAAGTTAAGCGGATTTAACACCCCACCTTCATACGGGTTTTTTGATGGTACACCTACAGCACCAGCGGCAAAACCTGTTTCTTTTGGTAGTTTGTTTACACCTAATAATTCTGTAAAGGCTTGTGGGTTTGTAATGAAACGCTGTGCTTCAGATGGTAGATTAATTAAATAATCTGCCTTTTGTCTCAAAAGGTCAGCCAGCGTAGCCATTTACTTTACTTCTTTATCTAAGTCTTTAAGTTTGTTAGATAGCATCTTCCTACGGGCAATGCGTTCTGCTTGTTGCTTCTCTAGTGTAGATTGATGTTCAGGGCGTAGCATTGCATCTTCTTTCTTGTACTTGCGGCTCATGTGTTCCATTACATATCCTTCATCTTTTCACGGATCATATCTTTTCTGCTCTGCGGTTTAGCAGTCTTAGCAGATTCTTTAAAATCCTGCGCTGTTGGGGCATCTTTGCTACCAACCTTGTTCATTTTTTCACCTGATCCCGCCTTGATCCTAGCCCTCTTGCGGTGAATATTGGCATATAGTCCGTCTTTCATTAGCATTTCCACCTTGCTCTAGCCGCCTTACCACGCTCACCTGTCCAGCCTTTTGACCTTGCACAAAAACTATCGTGCCTTGGGCCACTGGCTTGTGGTGCTTGTAGATTAGCGTTGTTTTTACGATTGTATGCCGCCCTACCTTTAGCGGTCATCCCTGCGCCCTGCTCTGTAGGCAGGTAATTCTTATCCTTGCCCGTTGTTGTCTTAGGAATGGGTTTATCGTGCTTTTCTACTGCGGCACGAATGTCATCCCTACGACTCATGCCTTTTCCTCAATGTATTTAGCGTAGGCATCCTCTAGCTTTGCCTTACGGCTACCTTTGGCGTTCTCACGCTCAACGCTTAAAGCAATGGCTACGGCTTGTTTCTTAGGCTTACCAGCTTTGATTTCGGCTTTAATGTTCTTGCCGACTGATTTTGCGCTACCTGATTTATCTAATGGCATGATTAAGCCTTAAATTTAAGTAAATAAATGGTGGTGTCGATCTCTTGGGCGATATTGTCGATCAATTGAACGATCTCAGAATCCATTGGCAGGTCTGATCGTGCATCTTTTACAAACCGTTGTAAGGATTGCATATAAGCCAATGGCTCTTTAGGCATATGGTATGTGGCTGGAAAGTCAGTAATTTGACCGTAAATGCCAAAATAGGTTTCGGCTAGATCATCGGTTAAATCAATAATTTTGTCGTAAAAACCGCCCAATGCCTTGTGTTTAGCATAAGACTTGGTAGCCCAATGGAAAAAATGGGCGTTTGTACCCGAGTGCAGCATGGTTGCAAGAAACAACGCCATTGACTTTTCCATAAAAATCCTTATGTTATGGGTGTAGTTTCCTCTATTTTATCAATAACTACAAGACAACCGCCACCTTTTTTTATTGCGCCACGCTGTACCATCAACACATCAATTTGCTCATCGTTATCAAATACGCCAGCATCCGCTAGGGCATCCCAAAGGGCTTTGATACGGTTATCAATGTCTTGCTTGCGTCTATCTTTAGGGTATAAGGTTACTTGCATTTCTAAGCGGGCTGTGCCTAACTTGGGAACTTTGTACTCCACCACATAATCGCTGACTTGGGCTTTAAACTCCTTGCCTGCCTTGCTTACGAATCGCCTGTGTCCATGACTCCCCCAGTAGTGATTGACGGAAGGGGGAAGGGGTAGGGTTAGTATCAACATTAAGGGAGTTTAACAAGTCCACGGTGTCTTGGGTCATTTGTTCAAAACTTGGTATATAAAAACCCCGACTCGAATAAGAGGGCAATCGTCTTTCGGTGCGCTTCTTCCCACCGTTCCACTCTCTCTGCTTTGCTAAGTGTTGCACCTTGGTCGATTTCTGTATGACAGGTAAAACACAATGCGCTAATTCTGTAATCGTGTGCTTTGAGTCCA